GGGTTATATAATATCAATTTTTTAATAATTGGTAAAGATTGTAATTTAACAATTGACTCACCTTTTGTGACACCTACAATGACACCAAGTAATACTCCAACAAACACATTAACACCAACACCAACACCTACCATTGGTACCACACCACCTGTAACACCAACACCAACTATAACACCATCACCAACATCACCACCGGTATTCAAATCAATATGGAAAACATCATTACTTTCCCAAGGGTCAAGCAATTCATTCACAGTTCAATTACCATATTTTAGTGGAGGAACTTATAGTGGGGTTATTGATTGGGGAGATGGTAATATTTCAGCAAACACATATTCTAATAGAACACATATATATTCAACATCAGGGAATACTTGGTTAATTAAAATTACCGGAGTAATTGATGGGTGGAGTTTTAATAATGGTGGAGATAGAGCCAAAATAATTCAGGTATTACAATGGGGACCTTTAAAACTTAATAGTGGAGATGGTTTTCATGGTTGTTTAAATTTAACGTTATTAAATGTTATTGATGTTTTAGATTTTTCATTCTCCGGTAGTGCAAGTAACTGTTTTGCGGATTGTGCATCAATAACCAAAATAAATAACATAAATTCTTGGGATATGTCAAATATTACCACAACAGAATTTATGTTTCAAGGAGCATTTAATTTTAATGATGATATATCTAATTGGGATGTTTCAAAGGTTACAACTATGAGTGGTATGTTTGATAAAACATTATCTTTCAATAAAACTATCAATTCTTGGAATGTTTCAGGTGTTACCGATATGAGTTTTATGTTTAGTTCATCAAAATATAATCAGCCATTATCAGGTTGGAATATTTCAGAGGTTAGACTTATGAATAGTATGTTCCAAGGGTCACAATTTAACCAACCTATTGGGAATTGGAACACATCGAAAGTTACTAATATGAGTAGTATGTTTTTTAATTCACAATCATTTGACCAAGATATTAGTTATTGGAATGTTGGTAACGTTATTGATATGAGTTTAATGTTTTATAATAGCATTTTTAATAGTTTTATAGCTAATTGGGACACATCAAAAGTTACTAATATGGAAGGTATGTTTCAAGACGCATTATTATTTAACCAATCATTATCCGGATGGAATGTTTCAGAAGTTATAAATATGAGTGGTATGTTTGACAACGCGATATTATTTAATCAAGACATTGGTGGTTGGAACGTTAGTAAAGTTACAAATATGAGCGGTATGTTTAAAACTGCGTTGAATTTTAATAATGGGTCAAGTTCATCAATAAATTTATGGGATACTTCAAAAGTTACAAATATGACTTCTATGTTCCAATCTTCAAAATTTAATCAAAATATTGGTAGTTGGAACGTTAGTGGTGTAACCAATATGTCGTATATGTTTTATAATGCAACCAACTTTAATCAACCTATTGGTGGATGGAATACCTCAAAAGTTATTAATATGAGTAGTATGTTTGAATCCACAATCAATTTTAATCAACCTATTGGGATTTGGGACATTCGTAAAGTTACTACTTTAAATTCAACATTCTATGACACACAAACCTTTAACCAAAAGATAAATACTTGGAACGTATCAGGAGTAACAGATATGTCTTATACATTTGGTTCTTCAATATTTAATCAATCATTATCAGGATGGAATGTGTCTAAGGTTATTAGTATGGAGAATATGTTCCAACAATCATTATTTAATCAACCGATTGGGAATTGGAATGTTTCAGGAGTTACTAATATGGATGGAATGTTTTCTAGTTCACAATTCAATCAACCATTATCTGGATGGAATGTTTCAAAGGTTACAAATATGGATAATATGTTTAGAAGTTCCATATTTAATCAACCAATTGGAAGTTGGGATACTCGTAAAGTTACTACTTTATTCGCAACATTCTATAGTGCACAAACCTTTAACCAAAATATTAATACTTGGAACGTATCTGGAGTAACAGATATGTCTAACACGTTTGCTTATTCAACATTTAATCAACAATTAAATAATTGGAATGTTTCTAAGGTTACTAATATGGGTAGTATGTTTAGAAATAATCCACAATTTAATCAAGATATTAATAATTGGGTTGTTAGTGGTGTTACAGATATGTCGTTTATGTTTTTTCAAACAACACAATTTAATCAACCATTATATGGATGGAATGTTTCAAAGGTTACAAATATGTCAAATATGTTTGGTTACACACCATTCAATCAACCATTATCAGGATGGAATGTTTCAAAGGTCACAAATATGTCCTCTATGTTCCGTGATTCTCTATTTAACCAACCAATTGGTAATTGGAATATATCCGGTGTAACTAATTTTAGTAATTTTATGTTTGGTAAAACACCAATAACATTCTCATCATTAAATTTAAATAATATTTATAATGGTTGGGCAACCAAAAATCCTAAAACATCTATAACGATTAGTTTTGGTTCTGCTAAATATACAGCGGCAGGTCAATCAAGTAGAAACATATTAACAGGACCACCATATAATTGGCTCATATCAGATGGTGGTGTAATATAGAATAAAGTAAACTATTTATATACGTAAAAATAGAATTAAATTTAAATTATGGAAAATAATCAAAATAACGATTTAACGGTTTGGCAAAGGTTATCAAGAGCCTTTGGACCAAACTCGTTATTAAATCAAGACTACCCAACATATAAGTTAGATAAAAAAGAGTTGTTAAAGACAACATCACAAGCGGAATATGAGAGAGAAAAATTACAAGCTCAACAAACGTATTACCTATCTAACCAATGGACTAAGATTGAAAGTAATCTATACACTCAAGCAGTTTATTATGAACCAACTCGTTTGGCATCATTTTATGATTATGAATCTATGGAATATACTCCTGAGATATCGGCAGCATTAGATATCTATGGAGAAGAATCAACAACTGTTGATGAGAATGGGTATATGTTACAAATTTATTCTGAATCAAAAAGAATAAAATCTATACTAGCCGATTTGTTTAACAACGTATTAGACGTTAATACAAATTTAACTATGTGGACAAGAAATACTTGTAAGTATGGTGATAACTTTGTTTATTTAAAATTGGATTCAGATAAAGGTATTGTTGGTTGTATGCAATTACCAAACATTGAAATAGAACGTTTGGAAAGAGGTATGGCTGCAAAATCTGCAAACATAGAAGAACCTGCTGAAAACAAAGGATTAAGATTTAAGTGGAAGGCAAAAGATATGGAATTTAACTCTTGGGAAGTCGCCCACTTCCGTCTATTAGGTGACGATAGAAAACTTCCATACGGAACCTCAATGTTAGAAAAAGCAAGACGTATTTGGAAACAATTATTATTATCTGAAGATGCGATGTTAATTTATAGAACTTCAAGAGCACCCGAAAGACGTGTCTTTAAAGTATTTGTTGGTAATATGGATGATAAAGATGTTGAGGCTTACGTACAACGTGTTGCAAACAAATTTAAACGTGACCAAGTTGTTGACGCTAAAACAGGTAATGTTGATATGAGATTCAACCAAATGGCTGTTGACCAAGATTACTTTATCCCTGTTAGAGACCCAGCGGCGGCATCGCCAATTGATACGTTACCGGGAGCAACAAACTTATCTGAAATTGCCGATATAGAATATATCCAAAAGAAATTATTAACCGCTCTTCGTGTTCCTAAAGCATTTTTAGGATTTGAAGAAACTGCCGGTGATGGTAAAAACTTATCATTACAGGATATTCGTTTTGCAAGAACAATTAATAAGATTCAAAAATCAATGATTGCCGAATTAAATAAAATTGCAATCATTCATTTATTCTTATTAGGTTTTGAAGATGAGTTATCTAACTTTACGTTAGGTCTTACCAATCCATCATCCCAAGCAGACTTATTAAAGAATGACCTTTGGAAAGAAAAAATTGCATTATACCAACAAGCCGTTGCGGCAATTGCAGGTATTGCTCCGGTATCTGTATCGTGGGCTAAAAAACATATTTTAGGATTCTCTGATGAGGAAATTAAACTTGATTTACAACAACAAAGAATTGAGATGGCGGTCGGAGCTGAATTAACAAACACGGCAACTATCATAACACATACAGGTATCTTTGACAATATTGATAAATTATATGGTAATCCAGCATCCGGAGCAACTGCCGGTGGTGCGGCACCATCATCCCCACCACCACCGGGAGGTGGAGGAGGTTTCGGTGGAGGAGACTTAGGTGGAGGAATGGAAGACTTAGGTGGACCTGAACCTGCCGGACCTGAACCGGGTGGACCTGAACCGGGTGGAGCCCCTGCGGGAGCAGCACCTGAAGCTGAAGTAACACCTGAATCATTTAATAGAGATAATTTAAAGATATTAGTAGAACAAAGTACTATGACAGAAGATGATTCATTTATTGATTTATCTAAAGGTGGAAACTCTTTAGGAGAAATTGAAGCTCAATTAGGTAAACTTCTAAAAGATTAGATATTTATAAATAAAAAAACTTATGAACTTCGGTATATTAAAAACAAAAATAGAAAAGGTGTTGTTAGAATCATACGCTAACGATACATTTAAAGACGAAATAAAAAATTTCAAAAAATATGTTTTAGAAAATAAAAACATAAGTAAATTATTTTATTTATACGATGAATTAAATTCTCCAAAAGCGTTAAGTGAATCTTACGCCAGAGAGTTTATTAACGAAAGTATTAAAATGTATGAGAACACAATCAATAAAATCAAACAATCTGATTTAAATAAAATAAAATCTTGGGTTGGTGATAAACAGATAGAGAATCAATATGAAACTATTGATACTTTGTTTTCGTCAGATATTTTAACTATTGAATCAAAACTTAAATGTAGAAATATTCTTTCAGAATCTCTTAGAAAATTACCGGTGGTAAAAACCGAAGGGATTGATTTACCATTAACAACAATGGTAAGCGTTGCAAATAAAACTATTAAAAGTTATATTGATGGTTTAACTGAGTCTGACAAAAAAGAATTAATGTCTTTATTGTCTGAAGATGATTCAACATTAAACGAAAAATACGTTACACTTAAAGAAGGTGTGGTTACGAAACTAACGGAAATGAAGAATGCCAGCACTGATTCAACAATGCAAACAAGAATTGAGGATACTATCTCAAAAGTAATTTCTGAAAAATACGACAAACTTACTTACTTCAAACTTAAAAATCTTAAAGAAAATCTTTAATTATCGTCTGATTTAAATTTTTTCTGAACATACTTAGCTTTTGAAAGACCATCACGTTTAATTACTGATGGTTTTTTAAATTCTTTTCGTTTTGATAATTCAGAGCTTTGACGGGTTTTAATTACTTTACTTTTATAGAGTTTTAGAGCTTTCTCAATCGTAATGTGATTATTTAATTTTACTATTAGCATATATTACATATATCTTCCTCCTACAAAAAAGTTTTGACATTACCCATAAAAACACCTATTATTTTTAAAAATAAACAGGAAAATATGAAAATTAATGAAAAAGGGGAAAACTTCTCTACTACACGGGTTCAAAACAGCGAAGATTGTTTATGGAACGGTAGACTCAATCAAACTTAAATCACTTTACTTAAACATCCAAACTTGGGTTGAACCAATATACGAATGTGATAATTGGACAAGAACAGTTCTTAACTTAAGTAGGAGTATTAAACACTCCATATACGAGTCAATAAACAAAGACATCTTTAATGATAAATTTATTGTAGATTTAGATTTAAGGTCTAGCGGACTCAATCTAAACAAAAAATCGTTTATGAACCTTGAAATAAATTTTTACTTAATACAAGAAGATTTGGATTTCAAATGTAACGAAATAAAAGAATCATTACAACAAATAACAAAACAAATTTTTAAAGATAATTTTTTAGATAATGAAAATTTTAACTTTTATCTAACCAAAAACAGTAAAATCACAGAAGAATCGTTACAAACCGAGAATGTTTAATATTTATAAATAAAACATTCAAAATGAATTTAAGAATATTACAACCAAGTGAATCAGGAAAAGGTATATTAGTTGAATACGATGCAGGATACATTAATCCAAATGACAATCGTAACGAAACGTTAATTAGAGAATCTAGCCAAACGCTTGACCACTCTAAACCAATTGAGTTTTATGCCGTATTACAAAAATATGATACCCCTAATAGAAATGGTAGATTATATCCTGAACGTATATTAAAAAGAGAGGCGGAGAATTATAAAAAAATGATTAAAAAGGGGACAGCCCTATCCGAGTTAAATCACCCGGAATCATCTTTAATCGATTTAGATAGAGTTTCTCACGCAATTACCGAAGTATGGTGGGAAGGTAATGTCCTAATGGGTAAGATAAAATTACTTACATCACCGGGATATCACGAAAGTGGAATTTGTTCAACCAAAGGTGACTTAGCAGCAAACTACCTTAGACAAGGTGTTACGTTAGGTATATCCTCAAGAGGTGTTGGTTCCCTTAAAAAGATTGGTGAACAAAATGAAGTTCAAGACGATTTCGAATTAATTTGTTTTGACTTAGTATCGTCACCGTCAACCCCGGGAGCGTATCTATTCTTAAATAAAGAGGATAAACAACTATACGATGAGAACTTAGAAGAAGAGAAAAAAATGAGTGTTGAGAGACACGTTGGTGATTCCGGAAATAAATCGCTTGACTTAATGAAAAAATTAAACGATTATTTGGGTTACTAATAAAAAAAAACAAAATGGAAGAAAAGTATTTTATCGCAAAAGTTACCTTGGACTCAGTTGATGAGGCATCAGGTAAGATTAAAAAATTAAGAGAAGAGAAATTAGTTAGTGGTTACAACCCTACTGATGTTGAGGCGAAAGTTACCAAAGTTTTTGAACATTATACAATGGAGTGGAGAATTACCGCTATTGTAGAAAGTAAAATTGACGAAGTAATTGAGTAGTTAAATTTTTAATTATTAAGTAAAAGAGGACATATAGTCCTCTTTTTTTATGCTTTTTATTTTTTGGTGATATTTATCAATGTATAAA